ACCTTCAGTGGCAACACACCAGTAGAGCTAGTTAGGCTGCTCGCGAGAGCAGCTTCACGCAATCCTGGGTTGTTGTTTGTCACAGCGGACAACGACGGAATTGTCGTCGAGCGCTCGTAGTGCCCCATCGTAGTTTGATACGCAAGAACCGGAGGGTACCGCAAGGTACTCCCCGGAATTGAATCTTGCGGCATTTCAATCGAGGCGGTGTGCACTATCTGCCATTTCACAGAAGATGTGAACGACAGTACCTCTGTTCGCAGGTTGAGGGTGTCGATTGAGAACTGGCGTAGGAAGGTTCCTACATCAATAACCCAATCAACTATGAAACTGAAGGGTATTGCATTCCAGACGATAGTTGGGTCTAAATTAAGCCCTAGCGTCGTCATGTATGCACGTATCTTCTGTAACACCCCCGAAGCACCTGGCATGGTATAGCGATATACCAACTTTGCATGGAAAACGGGTTGCTGTGAGTTCCGAGTGATGCGCGTAATACGCGCAGGGCACCAAGTACTCCACTCCCCGCCCGGTATATACGGACTGTAATCTATATGCTCGTCGACGCTGATCGTAAGATCAGCATTTCGGTCGAGCGGTTTAGTATACCGCCGCGTTGTTACCTTTCCAGCACGGGCCTCTAAGCCCTTAAGCTTTAGCTCAAGGGTGGATAGAGACCGAACGATTGACGCTATGTCAGAGAAGAATGGAATCCAACCAAAGGAGAGGTTCAAGTGTGCGTTGGCAACATTGCCAAGAGCACTCTTTCGCTTCTCCCAGACGTGAAACATCCTTCGTAGGTCCTTCAGTTCGAGAACAAAGTTCACGATAGACAACCCACTCCTGACGGACGGCAGCATGCTCGCAAGAGCCTCTGCACGTACTATATCCAGATCAGCCATCACTGGCCTATTGAATACATTAGCATCCCCATCCCAAAGACCGACGTAATATAACGCTCGGTACTTGTTATTACGACTCAAATTACCAACACCATTGTTGGCGTTGAAGTCGAACAACTTAACGTCTCCTTCGACACGACGCGACCACGTGTGTAGCACCGGCTTCTCCGAAATGGAGGAGTCGGGATTATCCACGATGGTCTCATCGTACTGACGAGACGCGGTGGCATGGGAACCACCAGGGGCGATAAAATGAGTATAACCTTGAGTGGCATTCCAGCCATTAAAAGTTAAGTCTCTCGCGTTCCCCGCTGGCCTTGCTCCCCAAGGGTATATTAACCCCAGGGACCAAGACATAAACGGGCCTAGTGATTTAGTTCTGG